CTTAACAGAAGAAAAGACGAACGAAAGATGTTTGAGTCAGGCTATTGATTTAACAAACTAACTGTGCTATCTTTCAGATACCTAATTTATAGGAGCTGTAATGGCACAAGCATACAAGTCCGTATTAGTAATCAGCGATCTTCATATACCATACCACCACCCAGATGCATTCAATTTTCTTAAAGCGCTCAAGACAAAATACAAACCCGATCTCGTTATTAATATTGGTGACGAGCTTGATATGCATGCGATGTCTATGCATGATAGTGATCCAGATCTATTCTCTGCTGGCCATGAGTTGGCAGCGTCTATTGCATATATTCAAACACTAGAAAAGATATTCCCTAAGATGCAGATTGTGCATAGCAATCACTCATCTATGTTATACAGACGTGCATTGAAGCATGGCGTTCCCAAAGGTTACCTTAAACATTACAATGATTTCCTAGGTGTTGGCAAAGGCTGGCAATGGGAAGAAGATATTACTGTCACCCTATCAGATGGATCAAGATGTTTCTTTACACATGGACTATCTGCTGATGTATTAAAAGTAGCTATGCAATACGGAATGAATACAGTGCAAGGTCACTACCATACCAAGTTTAGTATTGGTTACTACTCTAACCCAGATGCATTAGTTTGGGGTATGCAAGTAGGCTCACTTATCAATCAGAAGTCAATGGCATTTAACTATGCTAAGAACTTTAAGACTCGATTCATTGTTGGCTGCGGAATGATCCTTGATGGACAACCAAAACTAATGCCAATGGTTCTTAATACAAATGGTAAATGGAATGGTAAAATTGTGTAGTGGAAAACCCTACATCAGAACAGTTACATGCTTTAGATAAACTCATAGGACGTAAGATATGGGATATCGAAATCATTGAGGAAGATAACGAAACTATCGTTAGAATTTTTTTCAGTGAAAACGAGGATGACTTTATACTTATCTATGCTCAATATATGGAAATGTCCATAGTCACACCAAAACCAACGCAATTACACTAAAACTAGGTAGGCTAGGGTATTACCCACCTAGAGATCGTGCGTTATAGAGCGATTGTGTAGGTTCTATATACCAATCAATAGCTTACAACTGACTTATACGCTTACCTATCCATCTCATCACAGGAACTGCCATAGAATTACCTAATGCTTTATATCGAGTCGTGTCACTTGATGTTGGAGTATGAGTATAGCCATCTGGAAACCCTTGTAACCTTTCACATTCCATTGGGGTTAATCTACGAACACGCATTTGTTGCATAACCTTTGGACCACTATGAGTAGAACTTCCTCCAGCTGCGGTCATAGTAGCAGTAATATCACCTTGAATAGTTCCATTGTATGTGTCTACTGCAACTCCAGGTCTTTGGCATGTGGTTAAAGTTCCAGACAATTCTCTTTCAAATTTCATTTCATCTGGTCTAGCATTAACATGAAATCCATGAGCAACTCCATGAACTCCTGTTGCATTTAATGTATACATTACTTCTTCTGAGTATCCATTACCATTACCACCATTATGAACTTGTCTACCAATAATGTTTTCTGCAATAGCGTATGACTTAGGTTCTAATACTAAAGGTTTAATATCTAAATCTGCACCGCCTGTTCCATAACTAGCAGTTAATGTTTTAGATACATCCTTGAGATCAATAGCACTTACTCCGTTAGATACTAAGACTGCATTGCCTTCTGATCTTGCTGGATTGTAACTGCTGTAGCTTGAAGGGCTTGCCTTAATGCAGTTGGCAATTTCTTTTCCCTCTTGTCTGCTCGGTGTAATATCCCTAGACAAGCTTTCGGACTCAAATAATACTTTGGCAGCACTTCGCCAATCTCCAAGACATCCGACAACGAACACACGTCTGCGTCTTTGTGGCACTCCGAAATGTTGAGCGTCAAGAACTCTGTAGGCGAACCCATACCCGAGTTCAGCCATCCCTTTAAGGAGAGAGGCAAAGTCCTCTCCTCCGCTGCTAGAGAGAACACCTGGGACATTTTCCCATAGTAACCATTTTGGTTTAAACTTTTCTGCAATTCCAAGATAGGTAAGCATAAGATTTCCTCTTGGATCTTCAAGTCCTTTTCTAAGTCCAGCGACTGAGAATGATTGACATGGTGTTCCTCCGACCAAAAGTCCGATTGATTCATTTAGATTCCATTCTTTATAGTTAGTCATGTCCCCGTAATTGGTTACATGAGGGTAGTGATGATTTAATAATTGACTTGGAAATTTCTCAATCTCTGAGAATCCAACTGGCTTCCAACCTAGTTCATGCCATGCTACTGTTGCTGCTTCTATACCGCTACATACGGATAAATAGTTCATTAAAATTTCCTTTTCATAAGATAACTTTAATACATGTTAATAAAATATATGATTGTTAATAACTACTTTTATAGGTTTGCCCCACTGATTAGGTAAAGCTACGCTATGAAAATGTGTGCTGCCCTTACTTGTATCTTTGATCTTTTTGTTTAGAATTTTTTCAGCTAAATCTAGATATGGTCGCAACTTCTGCATGTCATAATCTTTTGGCTTGGTAGTCCATTCAAATTGGTATGGCCTATAAACTTCAAGACATACTTTGTTGCGATCATAGTTAGCTCTGCGATACAAAACATAACCCACTGCCACTTGCCCACTAACTGGCTCTGCACCAGCTTCGTGAGCAATCGTTAATGCCATACACATCATTGCTGCACTTATCATTTTATCTTGCCCTGTAAAGTGAAAAACTCTTTAACTCCAAGACTCTGCATCAACTTCCTTTTTACATAGTCTTTATGATAGCCAGCAATAGATAAACATATATCTCTTAAATCCTGTGGCTCTCTAGTTAAAAAACTAATTGCATTGCATCTCTCTAGTAACGTGCATTTATTATTTATTGCGTCATGCATGGCACTTGAGAATAATGCTATAAATAACTTACCTTCCGGAGTGAACCGATATAAGTCTGTTGTGTCTAATACCGCTTGATCTTCTGCATCTAACATAACTTTCCTTTCATTAGGTATATTTAATGTTTTTGCTTATATACTTTGTATCGCAAAATACGCATAATTTGCGTAACAAGTAATCTTGCTTGTCATAAATAAGGACTAACACCATGTGGACAACTCCAGCAGCTACTGAAATGCGCTTTGGCTTCGAAGTTACAATGTATGTAATGAATAAGTAATCCAAGCCATAAGGCTAAGGGCAATGCCTACGGAGATCTTTGTTGCTCTCCATACGCGTTGCCTTTTTTCTTTTGGCGACTCTAAATTTACTTCGTATTCATATCCATTAATTTCTTTAAACGAGCGTGGAAAACGCCATTCAAAAGCATTGAAGTCTGTCTTAACTGGTTTCATTATTATCCTTTCGTTCTGTTGATCCTAGTGGCTTGTCTGCCTATGTATAGAACCTTCTTATCTACGGGTAAGCGGTCTAATGTCGGTAAGTTTACGTCGATTAGTGCTTTGAGTTTTGCTACTTTATCCTCTGTTGGAAGGCTAGAATTAACTAGCTGTTCTGACATTGCATCAAAATTCTTCTCCCATGTCAATAGATCTGGGCAACTAATTGCATCTTTACCCGGAATAAAGAAGGATAAAGCGTTAGTTTGTGGCTTTTTTGCAACACTGCCAGACCTTTCTGTAGCTAAATTACCATCATCATCCTCTGGGGCTATGCCACAAGTAGCCATAAGGCTATATCTACGGGCATATGTCAATGCACTACCATACCCTTGAGGATCTTGCTTAGGTGCTGGCACATGTAAGATGCCACCACTTAACTGCTCACCAGACTCATGTAATAGGATTGTTTCAATACGGATACCATTCTCACAATCGTGAGTTTGTTGAATCAATGCTATGCCATTGTTGTTTAATGCATCAAGCACGGCCTCAATACAGCCATCTAAAGCTACATACTTAGATCTAAAATGAGGGTTTGTTGATGTCTTTAATGCTGGTGCAAATTCCTTCTGTGCCTTTACAAAGGCTGCTGCTATAACTTTCATGTTTATTTATCCTTTTCAAAAAATGATTCATTCTTCTTGAGATTAATCTCTGCCCATACTACTGCTACTATTACCATTAACAATAGGAGTCCACCACAAATACCTAACCCCCATAATGCACAAATCAAATCTTTCATATACGATCCCTTATAGATAGTTTAGATTGACGAATAACATAACCTTCTTTTGCTGGCACAGTTTTTGCTGGCTGTGCTTTATACTGACGCATAGGCCATGAGATCTTGTAACGACCCGCATGACATATCTCTTTGTCGCGCATCTGATCCATAATGTTGCGCTGTAATCTATCAATAGCTTCTTCTGCTTCTGCAATAGCTTCTCTTAAAGTAATGATCTTCTCAGCTTGTATTTCAATCTCTGGAATCTCAATCACTTCCTTTTCTGCCTGGTCAAAGATCCTTGTCGCTTCTGCACTTGTTGCTAGTGGATACCAATCAATCTCAGAATCACGCTTATACTTCTCGATCTTCTCATTGAATTCCATAGCTGCTTGACGCACCATATTGACTTGATCTTCATTATACTCATATAGGAATATTCTTAACTGCGTTCCCTTGTATAAGACGCAAAGCGCGCCCCATGAGGCTTCCATGATGTCCATCTGACCTTGTAACTGAATAACACCACGATAAACTGCTGGTGTATTCTCAACTTCTTGTCCTGTTAGCTTGGCTTCAAGTATGCCTGTGCCACTTAACTTGATAGAATCTTTATTCATAACATAGATACCTTTGTCAATATCTGTGTATATAACACTATCATTTCCTACCACTGTGCCATCAAGACTGCAAGCTAATGGAATATCCTTGTGAAAGTATGCTTTATCGTGTTCTAAATCATACGATTCAAGTCCGAGTCTTGTTGCTGACTCCTCTAGAATTGTTTTCTCTAGCTTATTTCCCCAATCCATAGCTTCATTACTATTAAATTCTGGTTCTTTGCCATGCAATGAATCTATTGAAATCTTAAGTTCATCATTTGCCGTGCGATATTTGCTAAAGCCCAACACTGCTGGGAGTCTACTGCATGACAAAATGTCATTAGGTGTTAATTTGCCTACCATAGATTGATATCCTTATTTAATTTATGAATGTTATTCATCAAACGATACACACTTCCTTGAGTCCACTTCTTACGCCTATAAGTTAATATGCCTAGTGCATTGAGATCTTCTGCATACTTTTGGGCATCAAAACATTGATTTCTACCTTTAACTATTTGTATGACATCAATCATACCAAGTGAAAACTCTGCAGCCTTGCGCCTTGTTGCATCGCCCCCAGCCTGGGAAATTCTTTTGATGTCTTTAGGTGGCGCACCTAACTTGATGCCACGAGCTTTTGCTGCCTGGAGTGCATTCTTTGTATTGATTGAAATTTGTCGTCTTGTTTCTTCATTTAATACTGCTCTAATATGAAGTTCAAAGATAGATGCTTGAGGGCTTTCAGCTACAACGATGCTATTAGGTGGTAATTCTTCCAATAGTTTTGACATTAATGCAACTGACCTGGTGAGGCGACACTGTTTAGCTACTAATAACTTACAACTTCGATCATGCTTTAACATGTCCAAAGCTACAATTAAATTAACTCTATCATTGTGACTTCCAGATTCTACATCGGTGAGTTCTGTAACGATCTCAACGCCTTGTTGCTGTGCATATGAAAAGCAGATTTGTTTTTGGGCTTCTAAACCTAAACCGCTCTGCCCTTGTTTGTCTGTTGATACTCTATAATAAGCTATGAACTTCATGTTCTTATGTCCTTTCACGGATTAAAAAAAGATAACGAACCATGATTTTAACATGATCCGATATCTTTTGTAAAACTTAAAATACTATTAATTTAATGATGAGATAGATTGAAATAAAACAATAAAAATAGACAAAACCCTTAACATATATCATCTTTATTCCTCTCGCAGCTTAAAAAGTGAATAAAAAGAGAATCCAAACATACATTGAAAACAATCCGAGGAAAGCATAGAGAACTAACTGTAAAAAACTAGGTTCATTTCGCATTTTAATGCTCCTTAAATGATTTAAAAATGGTTACTAATGGCAACCCCTAAGCACCCTTAAAAAAGATGCTTAGAATTGGCACTTTCTAGCTAGGATCAGAAGAAAAAATTACCCCTTGCACATCCTCAATTTGTTTGATGATTTTAAAATAGTCTTTTTTTGATATTTCTTGAGGTAAACAAAGAGTTGCACCTTTTTCCAATTCTTGCACTATTTCCAAAATTTCCTTTTTAGATAGTTTCATGTTATTTAATCCTTTTCATGGTGAAATTGTCAAAGGCAAATTCCTCGTGTTCTTGCCATTCAAAATTAACTAAAGACATTGAATCAATCCATTCAAGAACGCTAACCGCAAGAGTATTGCCTTCTAAATCTTGCTTTTCTTCGTCCTCGTCAAAAAGATTGGTGTTTTTGTATTGGTCATAAAGACTCTTTTTAGTGTGAACTTCAATGATTTCTCCATCATTCCAACGACATAAAAAAAGCGGATCTTCTGCATTGAATGTATTTCTTACAAACTCACTGCAACACATACGAGCAAGGGTGTTGGCTTGGTGCTTGTCCATTTTGCCCTCGTCATATTGGTGATGAATGTCATTGATTGACTCATAAAGATCATTGAGTGAGTAAACTTGTTGAGTTATTGCCATGATTAATTCTCCTTTAATGGATTGATTTACAACCAACGATGATTTAATTTAATTCCGAGAGTTCTGCCTAATACATCTACAAGGTGAAATCCCATATCCATACCGCAACCGCCAACACCTACTGCATGGGTTTTCTCTTTGTAAGAATATCCAAGGGCTTTTGCAACGCTCCAGGTAAGATAGATTGGTTCATTATTAGCAATAATGAATGGTTGAATGTGTCTATACATACCGCTTGAAGATACATGCTTTAATACTGTGTAGACTGTTTCACCATTGCCTAAGTATTCTTTTAACTTTGCAATTGCTTCTTGAGTTTCTGTTTTCTTGCTCATGTTAATGCTCCTTTTTTGGATTGATTAAATGTGTTACAAGTGACAATTTAGAGATATCTTTTTAAGTTGTCAATAGTTAAATGCAAATAAATCTGATAAAATACATAAATGCTTGAATCGAAATACATTTTGCCCGAGGCGATAAAGCTTAAAACTACTAAAAACGAGGACTTGAGGAAGTTCTGTGTGATGCCTTTAAGGGCATTCTTAAACCCTAAAATCTCACCTTATGCATTAAGAGTTCTTGGAGTATTGGCGAGTTATTGCAATCGTGGTGGTTTCTCTTTTGTATCTCTAAAAACAATTGGCAAAGATCTAAGCTGCACTCCGCAGAATGTGGGTAAACATCTAAAGAAATTAGAAGCTTTTGGAATAGTTGAGAGCTATAAAAACTATTTCCCTATGTTAAAAGGCAACACCAGGCGGATCATATTTGACGAAAATATAAAAAGAGAGGACTTAAAAGAACACGACTTGCACAACTCAGAAATAACAGAGATTTTGAATAACACTATATTACAAAACAAAGTGCATGGACATGATGTGAAAGTTCAAGAAGTTTCTCAATCAGTAGAACCTGGAATAGATCCTATACTAGCTATTTTTAAATGTCTGACATCTGAGGGTGATATGTTAGCGGTTGAGAGATCAATTGAGAGCGGATCAGATCCTATTATGATACTTAGAGGACTAGAACGAGGCTTGAGCGTATCAGATGCAATCAATTACATAGGCTAAATGTTCGTTTAGCTGTCATAAAAGAATCAATAGTAATACATTAACACTCTGAAACGTGCATGGCACTAGGCAGATAGCAGAAACAAGCACCTTTCCCCCCCCACCCCGTCCGCTTCTATGAGGGGTATCTCACACAATTTTTCGCTAGAAATTAAGGAATTGATAACAAAGGATATCTCAAAGATGGTATGTCTTAGCAGAAACAAACCTTAAGCTTGCTTTATGAATTCTTTTATATAGATATATATTAAATACAAACCAAATAGCATGATATCTAAAGACTTATAGGTAATATAGATGAGCATTGTGTATAGTTCGTGCGACAATAGAACCTAACCCGATAATAAACAGTATTGTTTAAATTATCTTACTAACCAAATATGGTTGTAGCTTCTCGTTTATCTAGTCTAGATGTAATGCACTACTCTACATCCCCAGTGGTCAGATCCCCGATACTGTTGTTTGATCCCATCCGGGAACAACACTTAAGGAGAATCCACTGATTCAACACGTTTATCCCTATCTGTCAGCTACTACATTTAGGAGGGCTGGGTAATGGCCCCGTATGAGTAATATAAGCGATAAATAATTTTAAGTCAATCTATAAATACTATTGACATAGATATCTTAGTGATATATATTGCGTATATGAGCAAAGGATCAACACCAAGACCATTTACAGACAGAGAAATCTTTGAAGCCAACTTCGATAAGATCTTTGGTAAAAAGAAACCATCTCCTAAAATCAAAGTTGCACATCCAGACAGTATTAAAGAATATGAATACGAACTCCATCCTTCTACTGGTAATGTAGAGAAAGTATTTAAAGATGGAAGCTAAAGAGTGGATGCAATCCATGGCTAAAGCATTTGGTAAGTATGAATATAAAGTTAAGTATAAAGCAGAAGCTGGTGAAGTAGAACTCAAGTCACCTAATTGGCGAGAAGATCCACCTAATCTAAAAGCATATAAAGCTATTGATTGTATCTTGCCAGTATTTTTAAGGAATGCTAAACCACAGGCAAAAGATAAAAAGAAGTTAGTTAAACAAATAACCAAGTATAAGGAGAATGTATGAGTAGCGAATTAAAACCATTTCTAGTAAGACTGACACCAGAGAGTGTAGAGTTATTAGACAAAGCATCAAAGCAACTCAAAAGACACAAGGCAGTTATTATTAACCAACTTATTAATCAATACCTATCTGATAGCTTAAATGATATCAATGAGCGATTAAATAAGTTAAACGCATGATATTAGAATTACCATACCCACCATCAGTAAATACTTATTGGAGAGCCAATGGCAAAAGAAGATTCATTTCTAAAGAAGGCACTCTCTTTAAGCTGGCTGTCCAAGCTTACTGTTTCAGAGAGAAAGTTAAATCTTTTGGTGATAAGCGTCTTAATGTGTATATTAATATTCATCCACGTAGCAAACGAAGATTTGATTTGGACAATTGTTTAAAGGCTATTTTAGATGCCATGATGGCAGCTGGTGTATATGATGACGATTCACAGATAGATCAGTTATCTATTAACAGAGTTGAGCCATGTGTAGGCGGTAAAACAATGGTGGTGATTAATGAAATCTAAACCAGAAGTTACTTTTGAAGAAGCACCCGTTGGTCAGTTTGGCCACAGATTTTGTTCTACATGTTATGCCCATGTTAAAAGTGATGGTGGCATGTGGAAGGTATCACCGAAGAAAACAAATAGACGCTGGATTTGCGCTAGGTGTCTAGAGAAAAGAGTTAAAGGCGCACCCGTTAAATAGGAGAAACAAAATGGCAGAGAAGTATATACACAAACCAGGCAAGGGTAGTTTTATTAATAACTCATTTAAAAATAAAGATACACAGCCAGACTATACAGGCGACTGCACGCTACCCGATGGCACAGTGCAAAGAATTGCAGTATGGAATGCTGTAGGACAACATAATGGAACGCCATACTTTAGATTTGAAATTTCAGATCCACGCCCACAAGCGCAAGGCACAGCTGCACCAGCACCATTAGCTGATATTCCAGACGATTTACCATTCTAATGACAGATGAAGTCAAAACCAAAAAGCCCATTCCTTCACTTGCTGGCTATGGTGGTGTCCGTAGCCTTCAAAAGAAGCTTGAGCGTTCGACTACGTTGCAACAGAATCGTGAAGCTGTTAGCTATTCTCTTTTATGTTTGGCGAATACAAAGCTTACTGATGTTATGGAGTGGGATGAGCAAGGTAATATTAAAGTTAAACCGAGCAAGGATATACCAGAACACGCCTTGCAAGCTATCAAAAGTATTAAGTCAAATACTAAGACGGATAAAGAGGGCAATAGCTATACAACTCTTGATATAGAACTGTGGGATAAAGTTGGTGTATTACGTATACTTGCCAAAGCATCTGGATTGTTAGATAATCCGGAAGAATCAGATAAACCAAGCGTATTAGGTATTAACATACGCGCACCAGAGATCATAGACAATGACGAAACCACAAGACCCGATAACAAAGATACTGAATGATCGTCAAGTAACGCATGGTGGTTATTTGCCTAAATGTGTTTTCATTCAATCGACCAAAGAAGCCATGCGCGATGAAAACGGAAATTGGTATAGATTAGATTCAGACATGCAAGAATCATTAGATATGGTGATACATAAGATTAGTCGTATTCTTTATGGCGATCCATATCATACTGATAACTGGCTAGACATAGCTGGTTATATTATGTTAGTTGGTAATCGTTTACAAATTGAGGAGGAATTTAATGAGCGCACCAAATGATTTAGAATCGCGTATTCAAAAGTTAAGAGATGCATATGCATTAAATAACATATATCAAACCGAAGCGTTACAAATTATTGATGCATTGCAAGCGCAACTCGCAGTGCTTAATCAATTACTAATGCTCGAAATTAAAGATATAGATGGCTAAAACAAAAGAAACATCTCAGAAAGCCATTCATGGCCCTGGGATTGATTTAGATTTTAGCACCGCTCCAACAACATGGAACTTTCTACAGTCAGACGCATTCGTGCGTGGACTGATGGGGCCTGTTGGCTCTGGTAAATCCTATGCATGTGCCGCAGAGATTATGATGCGAGCAGTCAGACAAAAGCCATCTCCAGTGGATGGTATTCGTTATACACGATTTGTCATTGTCCGTAACTCATATCCAGAATTAAAAACAACAACGATTAAAACATGGCAAGATTTATTTCCAGAGAACACCTTTGGTCCAATGTTATACACCCCACCTATTACTCATCATATCCGTTTACCATCTCGTGGAGAAGCAGCGGGTATTGATTGCGAAGTTATCTTTTTAGCATTAGATCAACCTAAAGACGTAAGAAAACTTTTATCACTTGAATTGACTGGAGCGTGGGTAAATGAAGCTCGTGAACTTCCTAAAGCAGTTATTGACGGACTTACTCATCGTGTGGGTCGATATCCGACACAACGTGATGGTGGACCTACCTGGCATGGTGTGTGGATGGATACTAATCCAATGGATGATGACCACTGGTGGTATCGACTAGCAGAGAAGGATAAGCTTAATGGCAAGTATGCATGGCAATTCTTTAAACAACCTGGCGGTGTTACAGAAGTAGATCCTGGAAACTTGCCAGACAATCCAGAAGCTAACGACCATATCTTTTCTGGTGGCCGTTGGTGGAAGATAAATCCTAAGGCTGAAAACGTAGGCAATCTACCAGCTGGTTATTACATGCAGATGTTAGGCGGTAAGAATTTAGATTGGATTAAGTGTTATGCCGAAGGTAAATATACATATGTTCAAGAAGGCAGACCCGTATGGCCAGAGTATGATGACAGCGCCATGAGTGGCGAAGTAGACTACGATCCAGACTTGCCATTGCAAGTTGGCTTGGACTTTGGTTTGACTCCAGCCGCAGTTGTTGGACAAAGATTAAATAATGGACGATGGATTATATTAGATGAGATAGTTACATTTGATATGGGACTAGAAAGATTTGGTCAGCAGTTATTGGCAGAGTTAAATGCTAGATACCCTAAAGCACAGATGATGATGTGGGGCGATCCAGCGGGTATGCAACGAGATGCTATTTACGAAGTGACTGCATTTGATTATCTTAGAACATTAGGCTTACGCGCACAACCTACACCATCCAATGATTTTAAAGTTAGACGTGAAGCAGCCGCTGCACCTATGCAAAGACTTATTATGGGCAAGCCTGGACTTATGATTGCTACTAAATGCAAAATGATCCGTAAGTCTTTAGCGGGCGGATACCATTTTAAACGCGTAGCTGTCGGTGCTGGTCAAGAAAGATTTAAAGATGCACCTAACAAAAACGAACACTCTCACGTAGGCGATGCCTTTGGATACTTATTACTTGGTGGTGGAGAACATAAACGATTAACTAAGAGTCCGTTATCAGCATCAACTGTAATTGCACAAACTGTAGCCAGCAATGACTTCAACATATTCGATTAGTCCAGAAGCATTAGAAAACTTCCCGCATGTTGATGGAAGTTATTATTTGCCATTTCATGTAAACCATTTAGATAATCTAGATGGTGTTGAGGGATATATTCAAATGTTAGGGTTAGAAGGATTTAAGACACAAATTGCTGGTCAAGCAACACGTGGGCCAGTTATAACAGCCTTTCTTCACGGACAACCAGTGGCAGTATTTGGATGCGGATTGCTATGGAATGGCGTTGCAGAGGTGTGGTCTTTACTCTCACCGCAATCTAAGCGATATCCAATAGCCATGGTTCGCGCGTCAAAAGCCTTTTTAGATATCTGTTGGATAACATTTAACTTGCACAGATTGCAAATATCTGTTAAAACATCTGATAATGTTGCTATGCGCTTTGCTCTAGCTTTAAAGTTTGAGCCAGAGGGCATTATGGCTAAATATAGTCCGGCACAGGAAGATTTTACTTTATTAAGGAGATTGTAATGGGTGGATTATTTGGCGGAGCGCCAGACACTTCTGCTGCCGAAGAAAGTTTAGCTATGCAACGCAAGCAAATGGCAGATGCAGAAGCAAAGGCATTAGAAGATAAACGTAATTTAGAAGAACAAATGGCTGGCAGACGTAGATCAAGAGCAGCAACTGGATCACGTGTGCTACTTTCAGAAGCAAGACTTAATCCAGAAACTGGCGTAGAAACGCTAGGATCTGAAACACCACCAACAGGAGGATATTAATCATGGGCGGAGGATCAGCACCACCAGCACCACCACCAGCACCACCAAAAGATTTAGCACCAGAACGTAATGCGGCATCAGAATCAGCAGCGGCTAAACGTGCGCGTCAAAGAAGATCATCATTGATTTCATCTGTAGCTACACCAGATGCATTGGGTGCTGATACAGCTTTAGGCACTGGAGAAAAGATATAATGAAACAAGACAAAATGCAAGCCAAGGTTAAGAAAGTTATGCGCGAGTATAAGTCTGGCACATTGCATTCTGGCAAAGGTGGCCCAGTAGTTAAATCACAAAAGCAAGCCGTAGCAATTGCTATGAGTGAAGCTGGAATGGCTAAAAAGAAATGAAAGAAGTTTGGGATAAAGAAAGACCAAAAAGCTTAGGTAAGTCTAAAAAACTTACACCTATGCAAAAAGCAGCAGCTAAACAAATGGCTAAGAAAGCTGGTAGGCCATATCCCAATCTTGTAGACAACATGAGGGCATCTAAAAAATGAAAGCAGAATTATCAATTGAGTTAGATGACGAAGATATTAAGTCCAGCGCTAAATTTGTTCAGCAAGCTGTTAAGCTTATGGTTCAACATTCAAAGAATAAAAAGCCAGAGTTAATGGATTCAGAAGAAGATAAGATGGAAGAAAATGGCGATTAATGTATTGCGTGAGTCGGACACGACCAAATCACGTCATGTTAATCCAGCTTATATAGACAAAGATGGCGTAAGTTATATTGCTAGTTCTGATAGACCATTTCCTATTGTAGACATTAATCACTTACGTTTACATGAAGGTAAGGCTTTTAAAGCATACAGAATATATCCAAACGCAACAAAACTAGCAGCTGGAGCAAGTTGCAATATAGCAATTGCATGGGCTAGTGGCGTATATGCACACATAGCAGTTGATGCAAGTTGCAGTGGTGATGCTGAACTTTATGTTTATGAAGGAGCAACTGTAACTGGTGGCACGTCGTTTACAGCAATTAAAAGAAATAGAACAAGTGCTACAACAAGTCAATCAGCAATATTAATTAATCCAACTGTAACAGTAACTGGAACTGAAATTGATGCAGAAATTATTGCTGGCGGATCTGGTAAAAAATCTGGTGGTGCTGGAGCTAGTGCTTTAGAAATGGTATTAAATCCATTAACAACATATTTATTTAGATTAACTAATGTAAATGGCACTTCCCACATGGCTGAATTATTTTTAGAGTGGTATGAATAATGCCATTAAAGAAATATCAGAATCCTAAAGGTGGTTTGAATGAAGCTGGTCGTAAATATTTTAAACGAACAGAAGGCTCAAACTTAAAAGCACCAGTTAAGGCTGGCACTAACCCAAGACGAGTGTCATTTGCTGCTCGATTTGGTGGAATGGCTGGCCCATTAACAGATGAAAAAGGCAGACCAACAAGACTAAAGTTAGCACTAAAAGCATGGGGATTTGGTAGTAAAGAAGCAGCACGTAACTTCGCAAATAGAAATAAAAAGGATTGATATGGCAGAGATGATGAGATTATCCGCTGATGATGTTTTAAAAAGACATGATAAAGCGCTAACAAAAAAAGAGGACTTTAGATCTTTATACGAAGAATGTTATGAGTTTGCGTTACCACAACGTAATCTTTATGACGGCTATTACGATGGTAAGACATCTGGCCAAAAGAAAATGAATCGTGTATTTGATGCTACTGCCATTAATTCCACACAACGATTTGCTAATCGTATGCAATCTGGCATATTCCCACCACAACGTAAGTGGTGCAGACTAGAGCCAGGCACAGATATTCCACAAGAGCGTAAAGCACAAGCTCAAGCTTCATTAGATATATACTCAGATAAAATGTTTGCTGCATTAAAGCAATCAAACTTTGATATTGCTATTGGTGAGTTCTTATTAGATCTATCCGTAGGCACTGCTGTAATGATGGTGCAACCTGGTGATGACATTAATCCAATTAACTTTATTCCTGTGCCACAATTCTTAGTATCATTTGAAGAAGGTGCTAATGGTCAAGTAGATAATGTATATAGACGTATGCGTATTAAAGGCGAGTCTATTATGCGTCAATGGCCAGATGCAAATATTCCAGATACATTACAAAAGATTATAGATCAAAAGCCAACAGATGATTTAGATTTTATTGAGGCTACTATTTTAGATCAAAAGCGTGGTGATTTCTGTTATCACGTTATCCATAAAGAATCTAAAACAGAGTTGGTCTATAGACGTATGACTAGAAGCCCATGGATTGTATCTCGTTACGCTAAAGTAGCTGGTGAGATCTATGGTCGTGGTCCATTAATCACTGCATTGCCAGATATTAAAACACTTAACAAGACATTAGAGTTAGTATTAAAGAATGCTTCATTGGCTATTGCTGGTGTTTATACAGCAGCAGATGATGGTGTATTAAATCCTAATACAGTTAAGATTATTCCTGGCGCTATTATTCCTGTAGCACGTAATGGTGGCCCACAAGGTGAATCATTAAAACCATTGCCACGCGCTGGTGACTTTAATGTATCTCAAATCATTATGAATGATTTACGTATGAGCATTAAACGTATATTACTTGATGAATCATTACCACCAGATAATATGTCAGCTCGTTCAGCAACAGAAGTTGTAGAGCGTATGAAAGAATTATCACAAAACTTAGGATCAGCATTTGGTCGTTTAATTAATGAAACAATGATTCCATTAGTTACCAAAATATTAGGTGTTATGGATGATCGTGGCATGATTAACTTACCACTTAAAGTCAATGGTCTTGAAATTAAAGTATCAGCAGTAGCTCCATTAGCACAAGCTCAAGCTATGGAAGAAGTGCAGAATGTATTGCAGTATGCGCAAATAGTTCAAGGTGCTGGTCCACAGGCTCAGTCAATTATTAAAATTGATGCTATGATGGAGTTTATAGCAGATAAGCTTGGAGTGCCACAACGTATTCTAAATACAGCAGAAGAACGCATGATGATCCAGCAACAACAAATGCAGATGGCTGCTATGGCAGCTCAAGCAGCACCAGAAGCTGTGCCAGAAATGGTTAAAGGCGCTATGAAACAGCAAGGTGGTATGTAATGGCTGGATGGGAAGATTTAGAACAAGGATTGCCACTTGATATTAGAGATGTTAGTCAAGCTAGAGAAGATTTAGATAGATTAGCATTACGTGTATTAGGTGATGAAGATGGACAAAAATTGATGGATTGGTTACGCCAATCTGTTTTAGAGCAACCAGTTGCCTTGCCTGGTAGCGATTCTAGTTATGCTTACTACCGAGAAGGTCAGAATAGCATGGTCAGAGATTTGGAAGCAAGGTTAATTCGCGCAAGGAAAATAAAATGACAGACGACGTAATCGAGCCTAGTAGCTCTGAGGAATCTTCTCAAGACACTGGCCTACTCGATAATGTAAATGTAGAACCAGCGGCACAAGAAGCAGATCCAAATAAAACAGCAATATCACATCTTGATACACCAGAAGATGATGGTCCATTAGAAAGACCAGATTGGTGGCCAGAGAATTTCTGGAAAAAAGATGATTCAGAACCAGATCTAGAAGCGATTGCAAAATCATGGACAGATCTTCGTAAGCAAATCTCACAAGGCAAACATAAAGCACCAGCAGATGGTAATTATGACTTAGGTGCATTTGGATCAGTTCCAGATACAGATCCAGTCAAAAGCCATGTAGTCACATGGGCTAAAGAATATGGTGTAAGCCAAGTAGCTTTAGATGCCTTAGTTTCAAAAGTAGTTGAAATGAATGCTAACGTAGCTCAAACCACAACAGTAAACTTAGAACAAGAACGTAAGTCGTTAGGCCCTAATGCAGACGCACGTATTAAAAGCGTTGTGCAATGGGGAACAAGTCTTGTTCATAAAGGCGTATGGGGTAAAGATGACTTTGAGGAATTTAAAGTTATGGGTGGAACAGCTAAAGGCATTGCTGCTTTAGAAAAGATTAGAGCTGCATATGAAGGTAGAGTTCCAACAGATAGCGCTCCAGTAGGTAACGCACCATCTAAAACAGAGTTATATGCTATGGTTGGAGATCCAAAATACAATACTGATCCAGCATACAGAGAAAAAGTAGAGAAAATGTTTCAAGCATCATTTGGAACGTAATCTCCGTAATAAATTAGGCCCACTTAATTGTGGGCTTTTTTTTGCATAAAACACTTGCCAAACTCTTAAAAATCTGTTAAAAACTGCTCAAGGCTCATTGCATTCGCAACCCTTCACACAAGTCGTCTTGTCGTCTGGCTATCGTAAATAGCAAGCAACGGCCCAGAACGTCTGGCTAACCAAAGCGATAAACTTTATTTTTTATCAATTCTAGGAGAATAACATGGCTATTGGATTATCTAATGCTTTTGTAACCCTCTTTGATGCCGAAGTTAAACAGGCTTACCAAGGTAAGGCTAAATTAGTTGGTGCAGTTCGCCAAAGACGCGGTGTTGAAGGATCAGTAGTAAAATTTCCTAAAGTAGGCAAAGGCGTTGCTACTTTAAGAATCCCACAAACAGATGTATCACCATTGAATGCTGGCTTTAGCCAAGTAACTGCTACTTTAGCAGACTGGAATGCAGCAGAATATTCTGACATCTTTATGCAACAAAAAGTAAATTTTGACGAAAGACAAGAGTTAGTGCAATTAGTATCTAACGCTATTGGTCGCCGTCAAGATCAAATGATTATTGATGCGCTTGTAAATTCATCAACATCATTAACAGTGTCTAACGATATCGGAACATCAGACTCTAACCTTAACGTAGCTAAACTACGTGAAGCTAAACGTCTATTAGACAAAAACAACGTTCCACCAGAAGGTCGTCATATCGTTCTTCATGGCAACAACTTAGCTTCATTACTTTCAGAAACAGCAGTAACTTCTTCTGACTTTAATACAGTTAAAGCTTTAGTAGCTGGTGAACTCAATACTTTCTTAGGCTTTACATTCCATTTATTGGGTGATCGCTCAGAAGGTGGTTTACCAGTTGATGGCTCTTTAGATCGCAAAGTTTTTGCATTCCATAAAGACGCTGTTGGTTACGCAGAAGGTATCGCTCCTCGCACAGAAATCAATTACATTCCAGAAAAAACTTCATTCCTTGTGAATGCTGTATTCTCTGCGACTGCAACTGCTATCGATGCTGAGGGTATTGTTCAACTCACATGCCG